ACCGGAGACCGGCAACTCCTTGGCTGCTGCCAGCCGCGACTGAAAAACAATCAAAGGATTTCAAATGGCCCGTGGCGGAGCGCGACAGGGCGCCGGCCGCAAGGTTGGCGTGCCAAACAAGGTGACTGCTGAACGACAGGCGCAGATCGAAGCATCCGGCCTTACGCCACTCGACTACATGCTTTCCATCCTGCGGGACGAGACGGCGAGTACAGAGGATCGCTTTGAGGCAGCGAAAGCCGCTGCACCTTACGTCCACCCCAAGCTGGCCGCAATCGAACACAGCGGCGGTCTTACGCTGTCCTACGAAGATGCGCTCGCGCAGCTTGCAGCCAGACAGGCTTGATGAACTGGCGCGTCTGGTAGGCGACTTTGCTTACTACGCGCCGCGAATTCTCAGGATCAGGACGAAAAGCGGGTCCATCATCCCGTTCTCGTTCAACAAGGCGCAGCGGTTCATTCACGCCGAACTGGAAGACCAGCGCAAGGCTTGCGGGCGCGTCCGGGCGTTGATCCTCAAGGGCAGGCAGCAGGGTTGCTCGACGTATGTCGGCGGCCGGTTCTACCATCAGACGACGCACCGTCTTGGAGTAAGGACCTTCATCCTTACGCACGAGGATGCGGCGACACAAAATCTGTTCGAGATGGTCAACCGCTATCACGAGCATTGCCACCCGGCGGTGAAACCATCGACCAGCGCGGCGAACGCCAAGGAATTGTTCTTCGACCGTCTGGACAGCGGCTACAAGGTTGGCACGGCCGGAACGAAGGGTGTCGGGCGGTCCTCTACGATCCAGCTCTTCCACGGCTCCGAATGCGCCTTCTGGCCCAATGCCGAGACGCATGCTGCCGGGGTGTTGCAGGCCGTGCCTGATGAGCCCGGCACGGAGATCATTCTGGAATCGACGGCGAACGGCGTCGGGAACTTCTTCCACAATCGGTGGCGGGACGCAGAGGCAGGGATAGGTGAGTTCATCGCCATATTCGTTCCGTGGTTCTGGCAGGAGGAATACCGCAAGCCGTTCCATACGAAAGAGGCAGCCGCCGAATTCGAGCGCTCACTGTCCGACGAAGAGATGGAATACGGCAACGCCTATGATCTGGATTTGGATCAACTGGCGTGGCGGCGTGCGAAGATAGCGGAACTCGGTGACCCGTCGCTGTTCAAGCAGGAATACCCGGCAACATCCGCCGAAGCATTCCAGATGAGCGGGCATGACAGCTTCATCGCGCCAGAAATCATCGTGAAAGCGAGGAAAGAACTGCACGAAGGCTATGGACCTCTCGTCGTCGGCTTCGACCCGGCATGGACCGGCGCAGATCGCTCCGCCATGGCATGGAGGCAGGGGCGTCGTCTCCTGAAAGTGGAGGCCCGTAGCGGTCTCGACACGATGCAGTCTGCCGGCTGGTGCAAACAGGTACTCGACAAGGACAACCCTGCCCGGATGTTCATCGATGTCGGGGGCGTTGGAGCTGGGGTCTACGATCGTCTCTGCGAGATGGGATACCGGCGCAAGGTCGTGCCGGTAAATTTTGGCGGAGCACCCCTCGAACCGTCTGTTGATGGAGGCGGGCCGCTCAACCGTCGCGCGGAAATCTGGATGCGGTCCAAGGAGTGGCTTCAGGACCCTGCCGGCGTCGATATTCCGGATGCCGATGAAATTCAGGCGGACGCCTGCGGCCCGACCTATCGCTACGACAGCATGACGCGGCTCATCATCGAGAAGAAAGAGGATATGCGGAAGCGCGGTGTGAAGAGCCCCGATCTTTGGGATGCCGTTGCGCTGACCTTCAGCGAATACCTGCCTCCGGCACTCACCGAGGAGCAGGAAAAGGACCGCTATGCGCGTCCGAAATCGAGATGGGGTGAGGGCTCGTCTCAAAGCTGGCAGGCGGCGTAGCGCCGTCCGCCCTAACCCCCGGAGAAAATCCATGAATACGAAGCGCTATGAGCGCCATGACACTGGCGCTGCCCAGAACAAGACCGGCGAGGCCGTGACCGGCATCCCCATCGGCGAAAATGTGCCGGCCGGCGCCCCGCAGTTCGACGCCTATATCGAGGCCGAACGCAAGGCCAACGAGGCGGCGCGCGCCACGGAGGCGTCTGGCCGCATGGAAGACCGCGACAATCGCGGCGCGGACGCCGTGGACGGCAAGGGCAACATCAAGCCCCGCATTCCGGTCCACGAGGTTGACGCTCTCGCGGAGGAGATGGCGGGCCGCTTCGCCAATCATATCGAGCGCGTCACATCGCAGCTCGACGGCGATACGCTCACCGTCACGATCACGACGCGCCACGGCGTGAGCAAGGCATCCGCCGATGTCGATGACTGGACGGCCGCTGGTGTGAAGAAGGCCCTTAGGGATATCGAGGGCAAGATGAACGGCAAAGCGGCGGAACAGCCGGCGGACAAGCTTGCCGAAGCTGTTCGTGAAGTCGCCAAGGGCTGATCGCCACAATGGTTGAGGCCGCTGGCGCATCGAGAGCCGTCGATGACGAGACGCCTACACGCGCTCTCGATGACGACGACCTGTTCGTGCGTCTGCAAGGATGGTTCCGGGACGACTGGGACCATCATCTTGAGTGGCTGAACGGAACGGAAGAAGGTGACGGCGGGGCGAAAGAGGACTTCGAATTCGCATCCCTGCGTCAATGGGATGAAAAAGCGCTTGAGCAACTAAGGAAGCAAAAGCGCCCCGCCTCCGTCTTCGACCGTATCGCGCCTATGATCGATGCGGTATGCGGCAACGAAGTCGCGAACCGTCAGGAAGTCCGATACATCCCGCGTGAGCTTGGCGATGCCGGGGTGAATGAACTCGTCACTTCGGCCGCCGCCTGGTTTCGCGACCAGAGCGACGCGGAGGACGAGGAAAGCGATGCATTCCGCGATTGCGCCATTGGCGGCAAGGGGTGGACGGAAACCCGGATAGACTATGAGACGAACGCCGATGGCGATCCGATCATCAGCCGCGTCGACCCCTTCGAGATTTGCCCCGACAGGGATGCCTGCAAGCCCAACTATGCCGATGCGCGGCGCATCTGGCGCGTTCGCGCGCTCAGCACCGACGACGCTCTTGCACTGATCCCCGGCGCCGATCCGGCCGAGTTGCATGCAGGCTGGGCTGTCGATGTGGACACGACGCTGCCGGACAATCGGCGTACGACTGATTATGGCGAAGGCGACGCGTACCAAAAGTTCCCAAGCCAGTGCGCCATCATCGAATGCCAGTGGTGGGAGCGCGAGCCGTTCGTACGCTTCGTGAACGCGGCAACCGGCGAGATCGAGGAGTGGGAAGAGGACAAGTTCAACACCCTCATAACCCGTCTCAATCAGATGACGCCGGAGCAGATGATGTTGCTCGGCGTACAGCCGCCTGTAAATCCGGTGACGCAGTATCGTCGCGTCTATCGGCGGGCCTATATCGGCAAGCGCATCCTGTCCCGGCCGCCCATGCCCGTTGATGGGCATTTCACTTACAAGGCCATTACCGGGAAAAGGGATCGAAACCGCAATCAGTTCATCGGCCTTGTGAAGACGATGAAGGACCCGGCACGCTGGACGAACAAGCTGTTCAGCCAGATCATGCACATCCTCAATTCCAACGCCAAGGGCGGTTGGTTTGCGGAGCGGGGCGCTTTCGAGAACGACAATCAGGCCAAAACCAGCATCGCGGCGGCCGACGAGATTACCTGGCTGAACACCGGCGGGCAGAACAAGCTTATGCAGAAGCCGCCCGCGCAGTTCCCGCAGGGACACGGGCAGATGCTGGAGTTCGCCATGGGCGCGATGCCACTGGTGACCGGCATCAATCAGGAATTCCTCGGCATGCGCGACGCAACGCAGCCGGGAGTTCTTGAGTATCAGCGCAAGCAGTCAGGAATGACTATCCTTGCGACCCTGTTCGATAGCCTGAGGCGCTACCGAAAGGAACAGGGACGTCTGATGCTGAAGATGATCCAGCGTTATCTGTCGGATGGGCGTCTGGTGAAAATCGCAGGGCAGGGCAGCGAGCGATATATCCCGCTCCTGCGGGACAACACTGCCGGCGAGTACGATATCATCGTGGACGATGCGCCTACGTCGCCGAACGCCAAGGAGCGGAACTGGAGCATTATCGAAAGCATGCTGCCCATCCTTGGGCCGGTTTTGATGAACGATCCGAAGGTTGCTTCGGAAGCCTTGCGCTACTCGCCTCTGCCGGAGAGCCTTGTCCAACTCATCATGACGAGCCTGAACCGGCCGCCACCGCCACCAAACCCCGACGCTGCCATTCAGCGACAACTCGCGATTGCCGGCGAGATCGGTCGCATTCAGAAAAATCAGGCGGAAACGGAAAACGAGCAGGCCAGCGCCATCAGCCGCAAGGCCAAGGCGTTCAAGGGTATGTCGGATGCCGTCGCGCCGCTAGTGCTCGGTGAC